ATTAGTATCACCAGGAAGTGTTAATTTGATTAAATTAGACCTTAGTTCGGATATCTTCATATCGTATAAAGGATAATGAGACCTTTCTTCTTTGTCGTGAACGTCGTATAAGTAATTAGAACTCATATACCCTATATGCGAACTTGGTTCTTGGTCTTTCCTAAACACATCACCAAACCCAACATCGCCCAATTTACTACCTTTCGGAGTATTAGTAATATCGTACGTTTCGACCGATTTGGTAAGTATATTATGAGCAACCATTCTGCCACCATACATACCATTTGAGGTTCCACTAGAAATATCAAATCGAGTCAATTCGTCATATGATTCGGCATTATTACCTTCAATTAGAATTTCTCCGATACCACCCTGTTTATTGCCTGCGTCATTAGTTCCATTAACAGTAATCATTCTAATTATTTCTTGTTGTTTCAAATCTTCAATAGTGGTAAAATGAAACCCCTCATTGTTCTCAAAGAATATGTAATTACTATTACCGTCAACCGAAATAGAATTCTTTGCTAAAAAGTTCATCAAATCAAAAGGTTTCCAATTGGGAACCACTATATTTTTTGTATATTTTGTTGGTGTGTTTGTAACAAGGCTAGAGAAGTCGAAGTTATCGTCCCCACCAATTTCTAAAATATCTAGTGCTGTATATTCGACAATTTCAGAAGAAGTCATTGCGTTGAACGATCTGCTTATCTTTGTTGTATTATTTTTAACTAAATAAGGAGAAACAAACCCTAAAGAAAATGTTGTCTTACCAGTACCATCTAATACTCGATTAACATTAGTCAATGAATTAATAACAAATACTTTTTCTATATTATTGGTCTCCATATTTTCTGATGCATTTGGAGTTTCAATAAACACTTCAATAGTTTCTTCACCAGAACCAATTAGTCCAAGAGTTTCAATAAAACCAGTATCGTCTTCAATTATCAAAGTTCCAAACATACTATTATTGTATATAGATTCATATACTGATAATTGTTGGATGGTTGTTGTTATATCAACCTCATCACCCTTTATATTTGTCAATAAAACATACCACTCACTGGCCTGTTTCATATTAATCAATTCTGACATATATTACCCTTGTTGTTGATTCGGTAAAAGTTTTAACCTATCGCGCATTTCTTTCACAACCCTTTTGATATTTTTGGGTTTGATTGTGTTAATTCTTAGTTTTGTGTCATTCACATACATTTCGTATTCAATATTAGTAATAGGCTCTAATGTAGACTCTGGGTTATTAGATTCATATACATTATAATTGTCGTCTTGATAATGATGAACACCATTAATGTCATCATATTTCTTTTCTGTATATGCATATACTTCATTATCGAGCATTACCCAATCGTAAAATGGGTCGATTACGTCATTGATTGCACAAATCACCCACCAGTAGTCGGGTGTGCCGTACAACACACCAGAAACTACTTCTGGTGTTTGGTGTTGTTTAATTTGAGTTTTATAATATCTATCCTTAAACAATTTTACCCCGTCGTTCATAACAAACCTACGAGTAATATCTGTTATTAGAACGCCGTTGTAATCTAATTTTGGTAATAATTCTGTATATTTCTTCATGGTTAGTATCCTGCAAAAACGTCTTGTCTTGTGATCATCTTAACTTCTTTAAGTGTTATTGAAAGTTGAACTTCCATCGGAGAACCATCATGGTGCGCCTGCCATGTACCTTGAGAAGTATAATTGACTTCAACATTTGTTATAAATGAGTCTTTAATTTTAAACAACGAAGGGTTTTCTTTATCCCCGTCTAAAAATCTAACAGCAACAGTTGGTGGTATTGTTAATCGGCCGCCCCCGACACTGTCTGTTCCGTCTTTCGGTTCGTATAACTTTTCATGAGACTCTTCGCCATCTTCACCCTTTTTTGTCGCCGCGTTCATTGCATTGATACTTTTCTTAAAGTCTTCGTAGTCTTCGACTCCACCCCAATTATTTGCAGGTAATGACATACCTTTTAATGTTGCAATAACCTTTAATATTTGATTTTGTTCATCTTGATTTTTTGCAGAGAGTCTCCAAGAAAACGAATGACCCCTTAAATTAGCACCTTCGTACTTCATTCCCATATTATTATTATTAATACTTGCGTTTGACATTGACGCTGTGTTGTTTAAATTAGCAAGTGCATTTCCGGCTTTCTTCATTTCAACAAAAACTCCCTTACTTATGCCGATCATGCGTTCGGCGACACTACCAACACCAAAGTTTCCTCGGTCAACGTCCATATCGTCTGCCTCGGAAAATTTACCATTATATGCAGTAGATAATTGCATAGGCATAGGCAACCTTAATATACCAAGAAAATTAGTTTTTTGTGTACTAGATTGGGTATTTACATCATAATCGCCTAAATGAAGGCCAGCAGTAGACTTTTTCCATGTAAAAAACGACATTTCCGTCCAAAACATACCAGCAGAATCGTCTTCTGGAAATTGTACCAGTATCTCGCCTGCTTGGATATCGGGCAATTTGTCGGGGTCGCCCCAAAGGTCTCCATACGTCGCATTTGCAGCCGCGCCAACGTATGCTCCAAGTGCCAACTTGCCTTTGTTTTTGACCATCCATTTTCCAGTTTCAACGTACCAAGACATAACGAATTCCTTATTAAACTTATATCAACTATTTATATAAATATATGTGATGTCGTATAAAGGTAAATATAAAGTTAAGAACAGAGACAAATATGTCGGTAACGTAGATAACGTTACTTACAGAAGTCTTTGGGAAAGGACCTTTATGCGTTGGTGTGATGACAACCCATCGGTAATTGCGTGGAACAGTGAAGAGGTAGTAATACCATACTTCAGTCCAGTTGATAATAAAATGCATAAGTATTATGTGGATTTTCTTATCAAAACCCGTGATAGTGATGGTTCGGTTAAACATACATTGATTGAGGTAAAACCTGAAAAACAATGTAAACCGCCTGTCATGGGAAAGACTAAAAAGAGTAAGTATAGATACTTAAAAGAACTAAAGACTTGGAAAGTAAACGAAGCAAAATGGAAAGAAGCAGAAGAATTTTGCCTTGACCGTAAGTGGGAATTTAAGATAATAACAGAGAAACATTTAATAAAGTAATATATGCCATCACAAAGAACAAAATCACAAAAAATATCTAAAGCACGGGCGAGCAAGAACTCAGTCGCTTGGTTTAAGGATATGGTTGGTAAGTCTGGTAAAGGGTTCGGTAGAGCAAAACTCGCACCTGGAAAGATGTTTACTTTTGGTTATGACGCTAAACATAAGAAAACTTTACCATACTGGGATAGATTTCCTCTAATAGTTGTTCTTGATGTAGCACCACAAGGGTTTATTGGATTGAATTTCCACTACCTATCTCCAAAGGATAGGGAAGTATTCCTTAAACAATTAATGAAGACTGCAAATAAGAAACAAAATAAATTTAATGTAACATGGGACAGTGTTAAAAGGATACCCAATGCAGAGAAGATGATACATAAATACTTATACAGTCAAGTAAAAACGTCAATGTTAGAATCACCATCAAGTGAATGGCATAACGTTATTTACTTACCTTATCAAAGATTTGTCGGAGCAAGTGCTTCGTCGGTATGGAGTAAATAAATATGAATTACAATCAATTTAGCAGCCAACTATCAAAAGGGGACTACTCTCGTTCAAATTTATTTGAAGTTGTGATAAACCTACCTGCTACTGGTTTTACGGAGATGAGGTTCATGATTAAAGCTGCTTCTCTGCCTGGAAAACAATTAGGCGAGGCTGAGGTTAAGAGGTTCGGTGCAAATTTCAAAATGGCAAACGACATGATTGTTGATACATTTCCTATCACTGTTATTTGTCATGAGGATATGAGAGAAAGACAATTCTTTGATGCATGGATTTCTACAATTCATGGGTACTCTGAAGACTCAAGTATAAGAAGTGGAGACTTGTATAGAATGGGATACTATGATGAATATAAAACATCAGTGAGTGTGATTAAACTTGATAGGAAACTAAACCCTATATATGCAATAGACCTTGAAGAAGCGTGGCCAAATAGCATGGGTCCTGTCGATTTGTCTTGGGATAACAGTGAAGTGTCGACGTTTACAGTCAACTTTACATACCGTAACTGGAGACAACCAACAAAGAATTGGGATAACAGTGGGTTGACCGAGCTCGGCGACCTTGATTATAGGAAATATAAAGAGGACTGGGGAAAGTACGAAAATTAAGCAAATATAAATATTTTTTTAGATAATGATATAGGATGATAATATAATGTTACCACAATTAGATACACCAAAATACAAATTAGATTTACCAAGTAACGGAGAGACGATTGAATATCGTCCATTTTTAGTAAAGGAAG